ATGCAGAGGGGGGTCTATTTTGCGAGACCCCTCCCCCCTACCTTGATCAGATAGGCAAAAAGGGAGAGAACCTGTAGATGGAGTGGTCCGAGGTCAGTTGTGGGAAGCATCCAAGTAGTCGGGGGGACAACCACAGGGATGGGGCAACTGACCTCGGACCGGTCATTGTGTTGCTAAGTGTCAGACTTCGACGGCTCGGCAACCTTGATGTGAACGCCCGATACGTTCTGTTCCACGATCTCGTCTATAGCATCGTTGATCGCTTGCTGTTCGAGGTCGTGAGTAAGATCGTCAGACGTTCTTGTTACTCGACCGAGTAGGCCGAGCGTGTCGTACCTAGGGAAGTCCCACTTCCACCAGTCATCCCATTGGGTGTGAGGGTTGTAGGGGTTGTCCTTGGTACTGAGTAGGAAGTTGGTGTCACTCATGCGCCTACTCCACTCAGTCCAGCCCTGAGGGTGGACACCGAGATGCCGAGCTGGTCGGCTACGTCAGCCAGTGAGTACCTGTCACCACGAAGGAGGAGCATAGCCCTGTTCTTCATAGCGGCATCCATTACCGGCTTGTCTCGGGGTGTGGCCAGTTCCTTGATCTTGTCCACGTCGGTGTTGTCGAGGATCTTCTCCAGCATGGTCTTGCTGATAGCACCAGCCTGGATGGCTTCCCACTCAGTCGCCGTGATGTCGATCTTGTCCTTGCCTGCACCTACTTGATCGCGTGCATTGGCAAGAGCCTTGGCCTTGATCTTCTTCTTCTCAGCGTCATCCATGTCTGGATTCGCCTCGAGCTTTCGGTTGTATACCACGTTAGCCAGGACCTGTGCCTGTCGCTCACGGGGGGCGTTCATAAGCGCCTCCCCAAGCTTGGCGTTGAGCATCCTTACCTCACCGGCGTAAGCCTTGTTTGCTGAGGGAGAGTACTCAAAGTCCTTGATACCGAGGAACTCACGCCTTGCCTGGTTGGCAAGTGCTTTCAAGCTGTTCGAATGTTCAGCGTATACACGCTCAATCCGAGTGTTCTTGTCGGAGACAAGAGTGTATGCGTTGTCTGTCTCGGCAAGCTGGGTGGACTTCTCGGTCTTCTTCTTACCGGTGTAGAACTCCGCACCGGTCTCTACGTAGACCTTCTTACCAGTCACAGGATCGATCGGTCCACCTTCCTTGGCGGACCGTGGTTTCCTGTCCAGCACCCTCGTCTCTGCTGTTGCCCTTGAGATGAGGGTTGATGCACCACCATCCGCCTTACCAGGCGGTCGAGGCTGGTACTTTGTGCGAAGGGCCGCGATGCTGTTCTCTTTCTCAGAGAGCTTGTAGTTCAGCTTATGTTTCTCGGCATCGATCACCACCATGGAGTGTCTGACTGCACGAACAATCTCGTCGTCAGGTGCACCCTGAACAGTCATGTCGGTGATCAGGTTGGAGATCTTCCCCATCTCCATACCCTTGGCCTTGGGATTGGCCTTCTGCCCTTCGCTGAACTCGGCCTTGCGGGTGGCGGCATTGTACGTACCGCCATCCATGGTTCGCATACCGTCGTACGGAGGATACGCGGACTGTGGGTCAAACCCCTTCAGACCATCAAGTGGTTTGTCGTTCCTGACCTTCCCCTGATTGTTGGGAATGACAAGAACGGTGTCGCCATCGAAGTCCGCACCAGAGAGCCGTTCGGCAACGGAGTGGTGAATACCGATGGCATCGGGTGCATTACCCAGAAGATCCTTGGCTTGCCGGTGACGGTTGTTCACCTTGAGTTCGGGGATCTCGGAGATGTGCCCATGCGGGAAGCGAACGAGAACTACAGTCTCACCATCTCGGAAGGTGGGGGCATAGACCTCGTTTTTCGACATCGAGTTGACCGGGAGTATCACCTTGGTTGCCTGACGCGGAAGATGCGCCGCCTTCAGGTGAACAGCAGCCGAATCGACTGAGTCGGCAAACTTCTCGAGCAGGTGTTTCTTGATGGTCGGGTTGCTGAGCGACATGATCTCGCGGAACTCTCGTTCCTTGCTCTCACGCGCAAGTTCCAACTGCTCTTTGGCGAGAGTGGGCTTCTGCTTGGAAAGCATCTGGGACGACAAGGTTTTCGACCAAGTGTCCCAAGTACCTTCCTTGTTGACGATGTTCATCGCCGATTCCACGATCTTACGACCGTTAGCATCGCGAGCGAACGAACCATCGGGGTTCTTCTTGTAGATCTGGTCTTCGATGAGTGAACCGAACGGATCGTCCTTGTCCACCTCACCGGTGGCCTTGTCTCGCTTCATCTCCTTCATGGCATCGAGTTTGTTACCCGTGTTCTTCTTGTTCGTGTTGAACACGAGGTCGACACCATCAGGCATGTTGTCGTTGTACATGGCCATGCCCTTGAGGTAGTGACCATCACCAACGGCGATACGCACCTGAGCATAGTTCGACTTGCCAAGCGAGACGTCCTTGACACCACGACGAACGTAGATCACACCGTCAGCGTCAGTTCCGCCTTCTTCCGCATAGCGGACCTTGACCCGCTTGGGGTCGACCGAAAGAGGAGGCCTTATGGCGTCGTAGTGACGACCACCATCATCGGAACGGACTCGGATCTGCTGGATCTGATCCAGATTCTGGTAGATCTCACGAGTCGAGACGTCCGACTTGGTGAGGATCTTCATGGTCGTGTACTTGCCAGTACCGAGTTGCTCCATCTTGATGTAGTGGAGCTTGTAACCCTCACTCTCGAGAAGACGCCTCGCATCACGAAGCTTCTCGTGACTGACGTTCAGATGAAGTTCGACGCCCTTGCCGACATCGATGTACTTCTTCTTCTCCACTTGGTCTTTGAGCATGGCCGCAGTGGAGGCGAGAATAGAGGCCTTGGTCTCGGCGTCATCCCTGAGAAGGTTTCCGACAGAGGTGTCGGGAATCCCCATGCGTTCGCCAATAGCGACGTTGGAAAGTCCCTTCTCCTTAAGACGGCGAGCCTGCGAGATGTCGGCAGCCTTCTTCTCTTCTTTGGCCACCGAAACCGTAGTACGGAATTGGGACTGAGTCATGCCGAAAGTCTCGGCAATCTCCTTGTCCTTCAGACCCTGACGACGCAGGTCCTTTACGATCGACTGGAAAGCGTTGGCTCGTTCAGCCGGAGTCTCTCCTGCTTCCCAGGGGTATTTCTGAGCGTCTTCTTTTCCGGACCCGTACGGGTAGCGTCCGGAACGCTTGCGAATCCCGTAGTGTGTGAGAACATCACGGTCTTCTTCACTGATTTCCAACTCTAGGCCCCCATCTTGTACCGTTCGGCAACGGAGTGAGCTGTACGAATCCGATCGTAAACCCACGCCAAATACATCTGGTCTATGTCGCAATACTCCGGTTCTTCGAACTGGTAAATGCGAAGTTGACCTTCGACCTCGAACGGTTTGAACTCGTACTCGAGGCAGAACACAGCCGCGTAGATGTATAGTTGGTCGAACGACGCTTTGCTAGTACCCGTCTTCAGATCGTGGACCCGAAGAAACAGTTCAGCAGGATCGAATGAGATAGCGTCGGCAGTTCCGTAGCAGTACAACGAGTACCACAGAGACTGCTCGGGCGTCATCTCATACTTGATCGCGTCGTTCACGTATCTCGCAAGAATGGGATACTTACCATCTACGTCGAGCGTGACTCCCTCTTCGATGTTCATGGAGGCCAGGTTGTGTAGTCTGGTGCCCCTAGCAGAGGCTTCAGCGTTCGTCAGACGCTGTACCAACTTCTCATCACTGTCTCGTAGCCAGTGATAATTTGAGGGGCTCAGAATGGCATGTGTGCCCTCAATCCTGGGATGTGAGTGAAACCCCGTGAAACGCTCGGGTGAGAGCATCGAGGACTTCCTGTTCGTTCGAAGGGTAGATGAAGGCCGCAAACGACATGCGACTCAACAGATCCACGTAGTACACCTGGTTCGGTTGAGTCGCTGATGTCGCCTTGGCCTTAACTTCAAGCATGGCCCATCGGTCCCCATGAAGAATCAAGAGGTCCGGTACACCCTGCAAGTAGCCTGAGTCATTCTTGAGAATGAAGCATCCCGGGAACAGGTTTTCCAGTTTGTCGATCAGCTTCTTCTGGTAATCCGATTCCAGCATGCTTCACTCCTCCCCCGCTGAAAATCAAAGGCTTATTCTATCCCTTCTATCATAGGGCGTGTATTTTGATCGACTCAATATCTATGGCCACTAGTGCAACAGACGGAACCGTTGGAAGATCGGCCATACGTAGTTCTTCGACATGACCGAAAGGGCGATCTCACGGTCCAGGACACCGAGCGTTGTTGCTGCCTCCCATGAACTCGAGAATGCGACGCCGGTGTCGATGTTCTCGACGGGATCGCATATGGATGATATTTCTTGCTGGAACTGACGGAAGTACTTGATCGCGAACCAACGCGGTCGCCACATCAGATTTCCGACGTGTGTGTTGAATCGATTACCGTCGAGATTGACAGGTGTGTCGAATCCCGAGAATCGCTTCGGGTCCGGCTTCTCGAGAAACGCGTTCGCCACCAGAAGAGGGAGCGACCTTTTACACAGGACTCCATCACGAACCATGCCGACGTGAACCACCCCACCCTGATTCGAGAGCTTCGAAAGCAACCTCCTCGTGTCGTCGTTACGAACCTGTCCGGTGTCACTCACTGAATACCCCGGGAACTCAGCGATCTCTACCCAGTGTCCGAACACGTGACCCCACCGTTCACTTTCTCGGTCGTGTTGATGGTGCAAAAACTCTGAACCGGACATCTTGCGACACTTTGCAAGAAGTTGACTCCGCTCGTCGTTTTGCCACTTTTTTTCGCCAACTCTTTTTACATTTGTTTTCTCGATATCTGTTTCTTTTTTTCGCGCAAGAGTTGTAAAAATAAATGGCAAAACGTCAAGTGGCAACTAGTGCAACCTTCTGACCTGCGACATCGAAAAATCCGATTCCGGCAAATGGGTGCAAACTAGGTTGCCAAATCGTTTTTAGAAATGGCAGATCGGTGGCAAATCCGTGATAGAAACGTCAAGTG